AATCAATGCGAGAACCAGGCTAAACAATGGAAGGATAAGATGGAAGAAATCAAGAAAGTTGCAGAACTTAAAGGATGGGACATCACTAGGAATATAGATTGATGAAAGACCTCTTTACTCCTGTTACTCGTGATGAGCGACAGGAGCAATGTAAGAGAGCCTGGTTATTACATAAAGGAAGAGGCACCATAGAAGCCTGTACAGGCTTTGGTAAAACACGATGTGCTATTAATTGTTTAAAGGCTGTTCTATCTAAATATCCTACTATTAGAGCATTGGTAGTAGTCCCCACGGAACTTTTAAAGAATCAGTGGATAGATATATTAGATAAGGAAGGTCTAGGGTTAAATACAGAGGTGCAAGTTGTAAATACTACAGCAAAGAATGGATACGAATGTGACTTTTTAATCATTGATGAAATCCATAGAACTGCTGCTGAGACTTTACAATTTGTATTTAGTAAGGTTAAATACAAGTTAATTCTTGGACTAACTGCTACTCTGGAAAGACTTGACGGTAGACATACTATAGTCGAGAAATATTGCCCTGTAGTTGATAGCGTAACTATTGAAGTAGCCAAAGCCAATGGTTGGGTATCTGATTTTACTGAATATCAAGTAATTATCACAGCAGAAGACATCGAAAGCTATCGAGAGCAAAATAGGGAATTTATAAGACATTTTGAATTCTTTAACTTTGATTTTGGACTCGCAATGAGTATGGTTGGTAAAGACGGCCTCAGAAATAGGCTTAATTACAGAAACCAGATTTGTAGTAGTTCGGATAAAGCTGAGCTGTCTAATGCTTTGAAGCAGATTACCTTTCATTCTACAGCTTTTATGAGAGCTTTACAAGCTAGAAAAAAGTTTATCCATAATCATCCGGCTAAATTAGAAGTGGCTAGGGAGATTATTGCTCACAGAGCAGACAAGAAAATTATTACATTCTCTGCTAACACTGCAATGGCAGAGAAGATAGGAGTAGGATATGTTTACACTGGCAAAGAAAGTAAAAAACAAAACAGAATTACACTTGAGGAGTTCGCCCTACTAGACAAGGGCGTGATTAATAGCTGTAAATTGGCTATTGAAGGTTTTGATTGTCCCGGTCTATCAGTCGGGATAATGCTTGGAGTTGACTCTAGTAGCACAAAAAGCACTCAAGCCGCTGGTAGAGTCATTAGAAAAGAAGGTTCTAAATACTCTGAAATATTCACATTAGTGCTAGAAGATACCGTTGAACAAGAATGGTTTAAGAAGTCTCATCAAAAGAGCGAGTATGTTACTATTGATGTAGATAACTTACGAAAGTTACTTAATGGAGAGCCTTGGGAACCTTACAAGAAAAAATTGCAGAATTTTACATATCGTTTTTAATTATGGAAACTTATTACACTAAAAAAGAGTTTAATGAGATGAAGTCTGCTTTGACTAAGAAGTGCAAAGCATTGGAAACTAAAGTTAGTAAGCTTACCGCTGAATTGAAGGAATTAAAGAAGGACTATGCAGTACTTCTTGAAACTGCCAGCGAAAAAGTTGAGGACTAAAAGTTTATCACGTAACCAAGTTTTAACGCTTTAACAAGTAAACTAGACTTGGTGTATAGATTAGTAGAAAATCTATTAATTTGTACACGTGAAAAATCTTGAACTGAAACAGCAACTTTTGTTTTGTGAAAAATATAGCATAAACCCAAGTGAGCTGTTGTTGTTAGAAATTCTTCTTATTGCCCAAGAGGGTGATGAACCCGAAATTGTCCACGAGTATTTCTCTTCTAGAGTATGCGCTCGTGGTTTTACAATAGAACTATTAACTGGACTTCGCGATGCTGGAGTTATTCATAAATCCTATAAGATTCCTGAGAAAGGGTCTGTATTTAACCCACTAGATGTTCCTCTAAATAAGTTAGTTGTGAAAGACTTTTATAAGTGTTCATTCGACTTAGGTAAGGAATTGTGGGATACTTATCCATTATTTGGAATAGTTAATAATACACAAGTGGGTCTGAAAAGCGTATCTAAGAAATTTGATACAATTGAAGACTTCTATAGGTTTTATGGTAAAACTATCAGATGGAAGCCAGAAACTCATAACCATATTATAGAGTTAGTTAAGTGGGCTAATGAACACAATATATTGTGTACCACAATAGCTAATTTTGTAATAGACCATAAGTGGGAAGAACTAGAGGCATTAAAGAATGAAGGCGGAGTTAATTATGATTCTATGAGATTACTATGATTTCTGATAAACTTCTCAATGAAATTGATAGAGGTAGACAGGGACTAAATCATGGTATTTCTATGAAACTTCCTAAGCTAGAGAGTATTATTGATGGAGTTACTAGGGAAACCTATACTTTAATTCTATCAAACTCTGGTGCAGGTAAGACTTCGTTTGCCTTATATGCTTATGTATATCGACCACTAATGGAACATCTTGATGATGATGATTTTAAGGTATTGTATTTCAGTCTTGAAATGGGAGAAGTAGCTTTGTATATTAAGCTGTTATCCATATATATATTTGAGACCTATGGAATCCAACTATCTTTTAAGAAGATATTGTCAAGAGAAAAAGAATATATTTTATCTGATGAGCATTATGACTTAGTTAAGCAATGTATGCCTTGGATAGATAAGATTAGTAAGAAGTTAGAAATCTATGACAAGAAGGTAACTCCGAAGAAGGTATATGCCATCTTGAAAACTAGGTTGGAGGAAATGGGAACCTTTTCTGAAAGTGAAACCCGCCTCGTCTATACTCCAAATAATCCTAATCTTATTTATAATGTAGTCGTAGACCATATTGGTCTTGTTGGTACAAAGCCTGATATTGATTTGTTGTCTAGCTATCTTCTTTTTCTTAGAGATAAGTGTTTTATTAGTCCTGTAGTAATACAGCAAGCTAATAGAGAGCAAGGAAATATTGAGAGGTTTAAACAAGGCAAAAGTGCGTTTACTATTCACGATGCTAAGGATTCAGGTAATACTGTGCAAGATTGTAATATCATGATTGCATTGTATAATCCTCACAGAGATGGATTGAAGACTTATAAACATTACAATATTGAGTATCTAGGCTCTTATTATAGGAGTATTATGGTACTTAAGAACCGATATGGGGATTGCGATGTTGAGGTTGGAGTAAACTTCTTTGGATGGATTAATATGTTCTACGAGCTGCCGAAGCCCGATGAAATTTATGATTATGAGAGATATACAAGTCCAAACTATATATTAGAAGATAATAGTTCTATTGTAGAACAGGAGCTAGATGATATTACAGAATTAGATAATTCAAATTCGAATTTTAATTTTGCATTAGAATAATGGCTGCTGAAACAATTGCTATCGTAGGTGAATCAGGTACTGGAAAAAGTACAAGTTTAAGAAATCTTAATCCCGAAACTACTTTTATTATAAGTACTACGGGTAAACCCCTTCCCTTCCGTGCATGGAAGAAGAAGTATATTCCCATCAAAATCGAAGGAAAGAACGTGAGTGGTAACTACTATGTAAGTTCAAAGTGGGACCAAATACTGAAAATTCTTCAAATTATTGATAAGATGATGCCACACATCAAGCAGGTAATCATTGATGACTTCCAATATGTTCTCTCTTATGAGTTCGTTGATAGAGCAACTGAAGTTGGTTATACTAAGTTTAGTGAATTAGCTCAACACGCTATGGAAATTCTGAGATATTCAGAAAAGATGAGAGAGGATTGCAAAATGATCTTCTTGACTCACTCAGAAAATGTTGGAGACAACGTTAATCCTAAGTATGTTATCAAGACTGTTGGTAAGTTGCTGTCTGAAAAAGTAACCTTGGAAGGTTTGTTTACATATATCTTCTTTACTAAAGTAAACGAAGGAGACTCCGGTAGAATGGAGTATAAGCTTATCACTAACAATGATGGTAGCTGTGTAGCAAAGACTTCTTTGGGAATGTTTGAAGACTTAGAAATTGATAATGATTTGGATGAGATTATTAAAGTTATTGACGCTTATAACGAAGGGGAATAATGAAATTAGACATACTGTTTCACTATGATGTGAATGAGCAAACGGGTGAAATCACCTATATTGGTAAAGAAGAAATCCATGTTGACACCGTAGCTACTAAGAAAGCTGCAAGTAGTAAATCTTCATCTGCTAAGGTAGATGAAAATCCTGAACCTATTATTACGCTTGATTCTAACAAGTTGATTTTGACCCAAGGGGCAGTAGACTTGTTACAAGTCTGTGCAGATTGTCGTGTAGACATCAAGTATAAGAAAAAGGATAAGAAGGCAGTTCCTATTATTGGAACCGATGCTGCTTTCGGTACTAAGGCTGGAAACAAGCTGACTAAAAGTAATACTGTAAGTTATAGAGGAGCTGCTAACGAAAAGCTTTCTGCTTACGGTACTGTCTTTAAGTTGGAACCTACAGAGGATAAAGGAATTTATTATCTGATAGGAGATAAGGTACAGGAGTCAAATCCTGTGCCGGAAGAGATAATTGATATCGAAAAAGAACTCGATATAGAAGCATTAGATAATTTAAACATAGACGAAGATGACAAAAACTTAGAAAAATTTGATTTTAATTTGAATTAATTATGGCATTTAATTTTGGTATATCAGCAGACTCAGCAGTAAGAAACACACGTCGTCCTTTAACCCCTTGGAATATCCATGATGTAAAATTCATGGGTTGCGAAATCAAGGAATTTGATGGGAAGAAGGACCCAACAGCCCACTATAAAGTTTTGTCTATCAATTTTGAGAACGAAGATGGTTACTTCTCAGTAACTCAATTCTTCCCGAAAGCTGGTGATGATGAGAGACGAGAATTTGATAGTAAGAATGGTGGAAAGGTAGTGATGCCCTCCAACTTCGAAACTTTGATGGCTGTAGTTAAACAGACTGCGCAGGTTCTTAACCCTGCAGGATTCGAAAAGATGCAAGCAGCTAGCTCTAAGTTTAAGAGCTTCGACGATGTAGCTAAGGCTTTGATTACAATCACTGAGAAGGTGAAGGGAACAGAGACTAAGTTGAAGTTGATTGGTAGAAACCGTGACGGTAAGGTAGTTGCTGATATACCGCGTATTGTTGGTATTAACAAACAGGGTGAGTCGTTCATTTCTGATAACTATATTGGCGATAAGCTGTTCTTCTCTGACTATGAGGAAGGAGAACGTCAGAAATATCTGAAGGCTAAGCCTACTGAAATGAAGTCAGAAGATCCAATTGCAGATGTAGCAGGAGTAGACCAAGCTCCAGCAGATGATTTGGACATCACTGACTTACTCTAATGATTTGTTAGTAGAGTAATTCATAAATTCCTTAGTGACCATGTTTGATTATACTTTTGAACCAAAAATTACTAAGGAATTTCTTCTATCTAAAAACAATGAGGAGACTTACATGACTTATTATCTGGGCATCCCAGTTAAGAAAGGATTGTTTAAGTCTCCTTTGCGTAGTGACAGTCATGTCACTTGCAGTTTCTTTAGAGGAAAATCTGGAAACTTGTATTTTAAAGACTTTGCTTCTGGAAAATGTCTCACATTCGAAGGAGTAGTTATGGAAAAGTATAATTGTAACTACCACACTGCTTTAAGGATTATAGCTAAAGACTTTGGATATACGAAAGATTCTTCCGTAAAGAAAGTTGCAGTGAAAATCCAGCCTAAGTTTGAAGAAGAGAAACAAACTTTTATTCAGATAGAGGCTAAGGATTTTTCAGAACCTGAGTTGAAGTGGTGGGGAAGCTTTGGTATAACTAAAGACATCCTATATAAGTTCAAAGTATACAGTTGTAGTACTGTATTTTTGAATGGGAACATATACGCACAATCTGCCCAGCATAGTCCTATATATGGCTATTATTTTGGAAAGAAAGAGAACATCGAGCAATGGCGAATTTATATGCCAAAACGAAAGGAGTTTAGATTCATAGGAAATGTTTCAACCAAGACTATTCAAGGCTATAAGCAATTAGCTAAGAGTGGAAAACTAGTTGTTATAACTAAATCTATGAAAGATGTAATGTGTTTATATTCTTTAGGAATACCAGCTATAGCTCCCAACTCTGAAACTCAGTTTGTTTCTGATAAGATTTTAGAAGAATTAAAGCAGAGATTCAAATACGTTGTGTTGCTATATGATAATGATTTGACTGGAGTACGTTTTACTAATAAGATTAGGAAAGAGCATCCAGAACTAATTGTATCAATGATTCCCAGAAGCACAGGAGCTAAGGATATAAGTGATTATTACCATATGTATGGAAGAAAAGGTACACAAGAATTTATTACTAATTACATAAAGAAACTTAAGAAGAATGAAAAAGTAGACTAATACAAGTGTTACAGCCATCTTTAAGGACGGTAGTAGGAAAACTTTTGAATCTGTTGAATT